TTGTTCGAACACATGCAAGGCCATGAGTGGTTGAAAAATGAACAAGATCAAGTGCGTCGGTATTACTACAATTGGATGACCACTGGCAGAATCAATCATCCCAGTATCGGCATTGAGATTCACGGTTGGAACTTGATTCACAGAACAGTGTTGAACATACACATGGAACGTCAATACAACAGTGTGTTTGACATGCTGGAACAGTTCATGGCCAAATACAATTTACCTGCTGACTTGCTGGCCGATGCCATGCGATTCCAGCGCAGATACTTTGTGGCCTATGATGCCATGAATACATATCCCGAAGATTTGACTTTAAATCACAACATTTGGGAATATCTCAGTTTTGATCATGACTTGATTCAAGCACCAGCCACTTATAGATTAGAATTCCCTGAAGACAAAACCATGAGTTTTGAACGATTCTTGGAGTTGTTTTATTTTGCTCGCCGCAGAAACTTTGGCAAGGCCACAGTGGAACGTGTGGGAGATGATGGTGCACTGGTGGATGCTGCTCGTCGAGGATCTGCTGCCGCTCGAGGTAAAACAACTAAAGAACTTGCAACTGTAGTTCTATAATGCATGGGCAGTAGACTGTTTACATTTGGGTGCAGTTTTACCAACTACCGTTGGAGCACCTGGGCAGATTGTCTTGCTCCAGAATTTGATTATTTTGAAAACTGGGGGCAATCGGGTGCCGGAAATCACTATATTTTTAACAGCATAATGGAAGCAGATCAGCGGCACCATTTTGGTGCCGGTGATACTGTGGTAGTGTGTTGGACTAATGTCATGCGAGAAGATCGTTACACTGATCGTTGGCAGACTTTAGGCAACATAACTACCTGCCCAATATACGACCCTGGGTATGTTCGAGATGCTATTACTGAAAGAGGATGTTTGATACGCGACATTGCTATGATCAAAGCCATTGGTAGTTTTTTGAATAACTGTGCTGGTGTTAACTCAAAGTTTTTGTCCATGTGTGACATAACGAATCCCCGACAGTTTGACTATTCGCCTGGCGATCAAGATATTTTTGATTTGTACCAACCTGTTCTAAATAACATCATGCCCAGTTATCAAACAGTGTTGTACCCCTCAGGATGGAAACTCAGTGATGACCCACATCCTACTCCTGCAGAGCATTTGGCCTATTTGGATGCAGTATTGCCAGGTTGGGTGACAAAGGCAGAAACTCGTGTTAAAATGCATGAAGAAAGTATCAATCTAAATAAACATCGTACAGGAATGTCAAAGGTAACAAGATTATGAAATTAAAAGTATCAGAATTATTTTATTCAGCACAGGGCGAAGGACGCTATGTTGGTGTACCCAGCATATTCTTGCGCATGTTTGGTTGTAACTTTACCTGTTCAGGGTTTGGTTGCAAGCCTGGTGAAAAGAGCACAGAAGCAGACGAAGTGGCCAAGACTGTGGAATTGTACAAAACATTTGAAGAACTGCCACTAGTAAACACAGGTTGTGACAGTTATGCGTCATGGCATCCAGACTTCAAACACTTGAGTCCCACGTACACAGTGGAACAACTGGTGGACCGGATGACTGCACTATTGCCCAATGGCTCATGGTTGCAACCCAATGGCAACCCCGTGCATTTGGTGATCACCGGAGGCGAACCGCTACTGGGGTGGCAACGTGCTTATCCTGAACTGTTGGATGTGCTACACGAACGTGGCCTGCGACACATCACATTTGAAACCAATGGCACACAAGACTTGACTCGAGAGTTCAAGGACTACTTGCGCAACTGGTTTGGTGAGATTACTTTTAGTGTAAGTCCTAAATTAAGTGTGTCAGGTGAGTCATGGGAGGATGCTATCAAGCCCGATGTGATCTGGGATTATGAAACATATGGTGTGACCTATCTCAAGTTCGTGGTAGAAAAGGTCGAGGACTTTGATGAGCTAGACCGTGCTGTAGATGAATATCGCTTGCGTGAGTTTGGTGGCCCTGTGTTTGTGATGCCAGTGGGCGGTGTGGTATCAGTGTATGATGGCAACAGGATCAATGTTGCTGACGAAGCACTCAAACGTGGCTACTGGTACAGTCCACGATTACACGTTGACCTCTGGGGCAACGGGTGGGGTAAATGATACTAGATGGAGCATTTGAAATGTGGGATTGGTTAACAAAAAAGAAAACGCCTCCTGTTAAAGAGGAAAAAGAAAAAGTTATCCGTGTGCCCAAGGCACCTGAAAAGTCTGCCAAACAACTGGCCACAGAAAACAACGAACCTTATGTGGCTATTCTTGCCATGGACATTGATCCCAACAACTTGCATCAAGGTGCATTTGAACTAGACTGGAATGAGATATTCATTGCTCGCTTGGTCAAGGCCGGTTACATGATGAAGCCCACGGACGCAGACTCGGACATTGTGGATCGTTGGTTCCAAAATGTGTGCAGACACGTTGTGATGGAAACCTGGGAACAGGACCAAGCCATGCGCAATTCAGCAGGTGGTTATGTACACACTCGAGACATTGGTGACGGACGCACCGAGATTAGTTAAGGACATTGATATGATGGATGGAAGACGTGTGGGCTTTACTGCCAGCACTTTTGATTTGTTACACGCTGGTCACATTGCCATGTTGCGTGAGGCCAAAGAAGAATGCGACTACTTGATTTGTGCGTTGCAAAACGATCCCACTTTGGATCGTCCCAACAAGAACCGTCCAGTGCAGAGCATTGTGGAGCGGCAACTGCAACTCATAGGTTGCAAGTATGTGGATGAAGTTTGGGTGTACAACACAGAAAAAGATCTAGAAGACCTGTTGTTGATCCTGCCTATTGATGTACGCATACTGGGTGTGGAATACGAAGGCCGGGAGTTTACCGGTCGTGAGATCTGTCACAAACGTGATATCGAATTGCACTTCAATGGACGCGATCATTCATTCAGCAGCAGTGAACTGCGTCAACGTGTGGCACAGGCTGAAGATTTGAAAAAGAAATTAGAGTCATGGGAACCAGTGGGCGCAGACGACACAGGTGGTCCCAGTCCCAGATGATATTGTATGCAAACGGTTGCAGCCACACCGCTGCCGCAGAAGCAGTTGTGCCAGATGTATTTGCTGTAGACGATGGTAAAAACGGTATAGATCGTCGCCCACATCCACTTAACTTGGCGGCCAGTTGGTGTACACATTTGGCACATGATCTTGGCCGGATATTGGTCTGCGATGCAGAGTCAGCCAGCAGTAATGATCGCATTGTCAGAACCACCAGAGATTGGATTGCCAACAACCCTGACAAATTGAGCAACACATTCATGGTCATACAGTGGACCACGTGGGAACGTGAAGAATGGTTGCATAATGGAACATGGTACCAAGTTAATGCATCAGGTGTAGATATAGTACCACCGGAACTACAGCAACGTTATCGAGAATTTGTGATCAATATAGATTGGGCAATTAAAACTCAAGAAGCACACAAGAAAATTTGGGCATTGCATTGCGAACTACAAGATTTGAACATTCCACACTTGTTTTACAGCAGTCACAGCACTTTTAGTAACATCCATAGTCATCACGATTGGGGAGTTAGTTATTTAGAACCTTACAACAGACAGGGTTCTTATTCTGCCATTTTACAACAAAATGGGCATGTTCATACAAAATGGTACCATTTTGATGCCAAAGGCCATTGCTTTTGGGCGCAATACCTGTTACAATACATCAAGCAAAACAACTTGGTGAATACAGATGCGCTACCTACTGATTGATACTAGCAACATGTTTTTCCGTGCGCGGCACCAAGCGCACCGTGCCGCAGACACATGGACCAAACTGGGTTTTGCCCTGCATCTAACGCTGATGAGTGCAAACAAAGTAGCACGTGATCTGGGCGCTGATCATGTGGTATTCGCACTAGAAGGTCGAAGTTGGCGCAAAGATCACTACAAGCCCTACAAAGCCAACCGCGCAGTGGCACGTGGGCAAATGAGTGAGTCAGAAGCAGAAGAGGACAAACTGTTCTGGGAAACCTATGATGAGTTGACTAAATACTTGTCTACACGAACCAACTGTAGTGTTATCCGTTGTGCCACAGCAGAAGCAGATGATATCATTGCACGTTGGATTGCTTTACACCCCCAAGACGAACACGTTATTGTCAGTTCAGATTCTGACTTTGTGCAGTTGATTGCACCCAATGTCAAATTATACAATGGCATCAATGATCACTTGTTCAGTCCTGCTGG